GTTTGCGAGGCGTCCTCCGATTGAGACGAAACGCCCCCCCCACGCAGGCCCGTCCCCCCCTGACCGGCACCGGGTGATCGCTGTTGCTCTCGTTGCGTTTTCTCCGAATGGCACCCGGCACACAACGCCTGCAGGTTCGACCGCCGCCAAAATTTTCCTTCATCGCCTTCGTGCGGATCGATGTGATCGACTTCGAGCTCGACGAACACATGACGACAGATCGCGCACGTGTGGTTGGCCTCGGCGATCACGACGAGTCGGAGCCGTCGCCACCGGGCCGTGTAATACAACTTCCGACCTGCCGTGAACGGGCGTGCCGTCGTGTGAGCCGGGCATCGAGAGCCGGTGCGGACGAGCTCCCGGCAACCGGGATGAACGCAGGCACGTGAAGCGGAGTGCGGCATCGGCGTCAGTGCTCCGGTAACCGCAGGCACACGCAACACACCGCCCGCACGTGGCCGTCCACGGTAATCAGCCCGCCGATATGCGGTCGGCACATCATGACCCGGCCACAATGGAAGCAGCCGAAGAGGGTGCCGACTTCTTCGAGGGTGGCGTGGCAGATGTAGCACATCGCCCCGGCCATGTCGGCCCCGGCATTCGGCCCCCGGTCATCAGCGACGGGCACGTCGTTTCCTTCGAGCCGCAGTGCCGATGGTGACGAGCGCACCCGAGGAACGCCGGAGCTCTGCGGCCGTGGCGTACATCAAGTCAGTGACTCGATACAGTTCGTTGAAGACGGCGGCAACCTTGTCGCCCTGCCGATCCAGCTTCACGATCAGCGCGTCAATGCGTTCGGCCTGTTCCTTCATCGGTCCAACTTTCGAGAATGTTGTCTCCGAGATCGACGCCGCAGTAACCGGTCAACGTGGCCGAGGCCACACCGTACGGATCGCGCACGACGGCGGCGATCAGATTCGATACTTCCTCGCGCTTCTCTTTCGTCGGGGCCGACCGGACAACGGCCGCGAGCATGAACGCCAACGCGACCACCGTTTCCCCGTTCGTGACCTTGTGTGACTGCCGCGCCGATTCGAGCCCTTCGAAGAGCCGACGCACGCGGTCGAACGGCGTGCTCATAACTGCAACCTCACGAGCGAGAGCACGAGGGCCACGACGGCCACGAGGAACGCGAGCCCGGCCAATCGACGACACGCCCGAAGATGGGCGCGTTCATGGACGCGATGTTGTTCGAGGCTCTGCGCGAGCAGGAACACGGTCGTACTCGTGAACACCACGCCGACGTTGGTGCCCGGATGGCGATCGCTGGCGTCGAGCGCGGCCTCGTTGCTGGCATTCAAGAAGTCGATCACTTCATCGAGTAGGTTTGCGTTCATCGGCCTTCTCCGAAATCGGTTTCTCGATCTGCTCTCGTGCCTCGGCTCGGGCCTGTTGAAACTCGTCGAGCGGGAGATCGAGTTGCGCGGATCGTTTTCGCTTCCGCCTCGGCTTCAACCTCGTTGAGTGTGCCTGCTCGCGTGGGTTCTCCATCGTGCTTCCGGTTTTTCGATTCGATTCGAGAGCTCGTCCAGAAGTTGATACGCGCCGTGTTACTCCCCGGTAGTCGCCCGACTTTTCCACATTTCCACAGCATCCAAATAGCTTGTTGTTCCCTTCTGTACGGTACGTACTAACCTAATTAGCTGGTGCCTCCCGGCTGGCGTTTGGCTGGTGTGAATTTGCCCTGATCGCGGCCCGCCGTTGCCGCGCGTCCCAAGCCGCCGAGTCGGTTTCGAGCCCGTCGCGCCGATGTGCGTTCCCGCTCAGCTTCGAGACGTTCACTGAAAAAGAGGCCTTCATCGTTCTGGGCGAACTTCTCGTGCAGTGCGGCCACCGTGGTCCTAGTCCTGATCGGTTTACTTCGGAGCCTTGCCGTTAACCATCCACAGGTTTTCAACAGGTCGAACGGACCACCGTTTCGCCATTCGTTTGCGAGCATCAGGACATAGACGCCGACCTGTTCAGCCGTTAGCCCTTCCGTGGCCGCAAGGAAGTCGTTGACGTAGAAGAGGAACGCTGCTGGTTGTTGTCGCTTCATCGAACCTGCACCCATTCCTTGCCGCATTTGGAACACACACGCGTGATGCCGTTCGCGGTGATCTGCTTGGTGCCCATCGGGGCGTTGCAACACGACGAGCGGATCTTCATCGGGCCGGGCTCCCATCGAGGTTGATCGGTTCCGGCTTGCCGCCGCAGACCGCGCGTGAGTCGACGAGCTCGATCAGTGCAGCCAATCTCTCGGGTCGCGTCGGCAAGTGGCGGACATCGAAGCGCACGCGGATGCGCTCGCGATTGTGGAGATCCGACACGACGAGATCGTCGTCGTCCCACCGGCAGTCGAGAAACTCGGAGCCGAACCGGATGATCACTTGTAGCTCGCATAAATGTTGAACGCGGCCGTCCGCAGTTGCTCGGCTGCGAGATGCAGGAGATCGCGCACGATGCCCACGACTTGCCGATCTCCGTCTTCCCACGTGGACGTGGCGAGCACTTCGAGCGCATCGTCGAACCCGAGGCCGTGCCGCTGGCAGAGCGCATCGAAGTCCTTCACGAACGCCTCGGCCTCGGCATTCATCGTTGCACCTGAATCGAGACCTCTTCGAACGTCTCATCGATCTGCGGGCCGATCATCTTCAGCGCACGAGAAAAGACGTACACAACCCACATGCGGCCGGAGGCGTGCGGCGCTCCGTAGAATTCCGGCTGCGTCTTCCTGAATTCAAGGTGCGTGACCTCGGGATTCAGCCCCCGCAGGTCGGCAAGGTATGGGTGCGACATCGGCTCTCGGTAACAGAGCGGCAATCCACCGAGCGAGAGACGCAAGTACGGTTGCCCATCGGGCCGAATGAAGTACGCGCCGGTTGTCATGACCGCCTCCACTCCGTGATCAATGCCGTTGAACCATCGCATCGAGTCGAATCGCCTTTCGAAAGGCCGGGTCATCGAGTGACCGGAGATCGATCTGCGGGACGAAGTACGCCGGGGGCCGATTGTGGTCACGATTGAACAGGTACCGAGATCGCTTGCCCTCGCGACCGTAGATCCATCCGACAACCTCGAAGACGGGAATGCGGCCGATCACGAACACGAACAGGTCATCGTCGCGATCAGCCGGGCGGATGATCAACCGGTCGGATTCGTTGCGGGCCGTGCGGACCTGCAACCGGCCCACGTCGCCGCCCTCGCGGAACGTGTTGATCGAGCCCGAGTAAAACCGGTCGATGGCCTTCGCGACGGCCAGTTCCCCGGCCGCGCCCTCGATATCTTTCGTCCACGGATCGTCGTCGTCGCGCAAGCCGTGGCCCGCCTGCCGGTGGTCGCGCAAGCTCTCGATGCGGCGGTTCATGCCGACGAGCCCGGCCCACTCGGTTTCGAACCACGAGAGCTCGACACGCAATCGGATCATCGTCAATCACCCGATGTCAGCAGGCCCTGCGGAAGCCGGTTCTCTTTGTAAGCCGTGGCAATCAGCGGCGACATCACGTCGGCCACGGTTCGATCATTTGGGAGCACGACGTTCGCCATGAACGCCTGCTCGAAGGTTTCGATCTGGTTCTCCACCGATTCGAGCTTGGCCTTCAACACCAGTAGCAACGCCCGCCACCGCTGGCGCTCGGCCTGTTCCAACTTGGCCCCGCGCAGCCGATTCGAGTCGGGCAGGTTGATCACGAATCGCACGATGCGGTCGTGTAGACGGAACTGCACGCGGGCCTTGCGCTCGATGTAGTCGACGGCGGTGCCGTATTGCACGGCCTTGTGACGTTCGAGCAGCCGCTCGATCTCGGCCCGCGATTGCGAGACCGGCACCCGCGTGGCCTCGGCATATCGACGGGCCGTGGTCATGGCGTAACCCTCGTGATCTCCAACGTGAAGCGGGCCTTCGCGTCCTTGACCGTGAACTGCTTTTTCAGATCGGGCGGGAGCTCGACCCGAGACGAGGCCGACCATTTCCCACGAATCAGAAATTCACCGCAGACCCCGGCCTCGACGCCACGCAGGCGCTTCTTGATGTCCGTATCCCACGCCTCGAATTCCTTCGCGGCCGAGGCGAGCTCGTCGCGTCGTTTCAGGGCCGCTTCAAGGGCCGGGTCGTCGAGCACGGTTGCGGCCTCGTGCACAAGTGGCGGGTTGCATTCGCTGCCGAAGAATGGGCACCGGGCGCACTCGTTCGGATCGTCTTCGAGATACGGCGGTAGCGTTCCGGCCTCGAAGTGATCGAGGGCACGCTCGGCCATCACGAGGAAGGCCTCGATGTGATCGAGATGGTCTTCGAGCGACACCGGCAGAATCTTCGGCAGGCCCGCTTGCGTGAGGACCATGAAGCCGACCGGAGAATCACTCGCGTACATGTAGGTCAGTAGCTGGATCGCGCCGCTGCGCGTCCACGGCTGCAGATACAGGTCCGGGAACGTGTCGATCTTCGAGACGATGTGCGAGGCCCAATTTTTTATTTCCAGCGGAGCCCGCAGGCCGTTGCACTCGATGAACCCGTCGATCTTGCCCACGACGATCAACCGGCTGGCGTTGTTGCGCTCGTGGCCGTTGACCGTGAAGCGTTGCTGATCGCCCACAATGCGGAACGGTGGGTCGGCATCGCGCCCGATCTGGTTCATGTCGGCCTTCGTGTCGCGCTCCTTGTCGTTGCCGGTTCTCATTCGGGCCAATCGCTCGGGCTCCCACGGTGGCCGGGGCGTGCCGCGCATGTCGTACACGATGCGGCGCAGGCACGGATACGCGTTCGAGGCGTATGCATACGGGTGCGGGACGGTCGGCCGCTGATCACGTTCGAGCCAGACGGCCCACGAGCTCAAGATGTGCTGCGCGTATTCGGTCGGTGTCATAAGCCCGGCTCCGTTCCATCAAAGGGCAACGAGGCGAGACTCGGTTTTTCGTACTGGCGCGTGAACTGCTCATCGGAGATCGGCGGGAGCCGATGATCGACCCGCCACCGGTCGATGGCCCTTCGGGAGTAGCCGCGTTGGCCCTTGTGCCTATGGCACCCGCAGCAGAGGCCGCCCGGCCCTCGGTTTTTACATTTACAGTTCGCACCGCAGATCGGGCACGCCATTGGGTCATCCCTCCTGCCCGACTTCACGCGGGGCCGGTGGGTGCGCGGCGATCCACTTCTCGGCATCCTGCGACCACTTCTGCGATGGGTGTTTGGCGTAATCAGGGCACCCGTAGAAGGCTCCGCGCGTCCTCGTGGCGGGGTAATACCGCCCCGGCTTCCCGCACACGCCACAGGACGGCGCAGGCACGTCGGGAGCCGGGGCCGGTGCACCGACGCGTTCGGCCCTCGTGCCGAACCCACGGCCGAGACGGCAATCGGAAATCTTTTTGTGCGTCCCTTTCCACGCCCGTTCGAGCTCTTCGACGGGCACCGACTGCGTGCCGGTGAGTCGTCGCGTGAGGTTGCTCTCGAAGTTGGCCCGCGCCGCTTTTCGCACGAGCATTTCGAGCTCGGCCCCGCGCTTGCCCCGGCAGAAATCATCAAGGCTCGATCTGCCGCCCTCGATGCCCTCGACCCGTTGGCCGGTGATCGAGCACTCCCCGTCCCCGGTGATCACGTAGTAAAACTCGCCCGGCTCGTCGCCCGCGATCTTCTCGGGCCTACTGATGTTGTACGACCGGACGCCCCACAGCGGCGCATACCGCTGGCACCCGCATTCCTGTATGTACGCCACGACGAGCCCGCCGTCTTCGTCGCGGGCCTTGAACAGAACCACATCGGCCGGGCTCAACATCTGCAACGAGAACGTGCGTAGCATCTCGGCCACGATCTTGCGCTTGCCGAGGATGATCTCGGTGGCAGCGTCCGGTGCCGACAACCCGCCGATTGTCGTCAACGGTCCTACAAGCTGCAGGCCCTGCGGCGACACGAGCTCGGCGTCTCCCGGTTCGAGATCGTCGGCATGGTCTTCGACCACATCCGATTTTGTGCTGTCCATCGGTCGGCCTCCGTTTTCGGTTGTCGTGAAAAAGTGGCGAATCGCCGCCTTATCGCATCTCGGTCACGAGGGCGTTTCGGCCGTACTTCTCCCTACACTCCCGTTCCCATGCCGCCCGGATCACGGCCGTTGGCCAGATGTATGGACGCTTGGAAATCGGTGGCGGGAGCTCGCCCCGGCGCACCCGCGCGTGGATCGTCGTGACGGCGCAGATGTAGATGTCCGCCACGTTGCGGTCGGTCATCATCTCGCCGAACTGATCGAACTTCACCGGCTCGACGGCCCCGGCCCGGTGCGCCCTCGGCGTGTAAGCCGAGCGGTCACGCTGATGCCGCTCGGGTGTTCTCGTCGCGCCGCGCTTCCTCGACTTTTTCGCCATGTAATCGGCCCTCATTGGAGGCCGCATAATTGCCCTCAGTAATTCATGGTGTCAATAGACAACGTTACAGAAGGGTTGCCGACTGCGGCCGAGCTTCGCCGTACTCACGGTTGCCGAGGCTCGCGAACGGTTGCCGACGGTTGCGAAGGGAGGCCTGTACCGCCACGGATCGGAACGCAATCGAAATCGGCCGCGAGGGTTCCTACGTGCTAGTTTCCTAACACCTATCTCATTCGACCGATCCGGCCGTCGAACCAAGCGGTTACGGCCCCGACCCGTATCGCTGCGATCTCTTAGCAATCTAAGCGGCTTTACCGAGAAGGTATAATTTTGCTCCGGTTGTGTTCGTTCGGCGGCGGCAAACAAACGACTTTTTAGGGAGCTTTGAATCGTGACCACTCCAAAGACCGTAGCGTTCAACACCGGCCGACTCTATACGTCGGCAGGGCAGCGCATCGCGGCACTCATTGCGGATAACGGTGGCCTGCTCTTCGTCGATATCGACCGAGGCATCGAGGGCTTCGTCGCGCACGACAAGCTCGGCGAAGACTTCGAGCTCACACGTGAATGCGTGATGCTCGTTTATGACTACCAATCGAAAGATTGGAACTGCGGCGAACCATTCCGTCACCCGGAAGCGATGCAACATCTTCGAAAACTCGCGGGCGTGGTGCCCCCGATGAAACCGTGAAGGAGTCCGACCCGATGGCGAGCTCTCCCCGCAAGACTCGCAAGACACGAAAGGCCCGAACGATGAAACCAAAGACCGACCAACCCGCACGACGAAAGGCCGACCCCACGAGCACGCGCGTGCATCGAGTGAACATCGATCTTCCGTCAAAGACCGTTGCGATTCTCGACCGCGAGGCCGAGAACATCGGCATTCCGCGCCAGACGCTGATCAAGACCTACGTTCACAAGCTCTCGGAAGAGCTCGCAGAAAAACACGCCAAGCAGGAAAGGCACGAGAGATGAACATCGAAACCCTCACACCTGAATCTTTGGAAGCTCCGAAGGTTCGAACGTCGATGAAGAAAGCGGCAACGTGGAAGGCCACGAAGTACACCGGCATTCGGGTGCATTCGAAACTTCCGCGTGAGTTTCAGGTTTACGTTGCGGCGGGCGACTCTCGCATCTACAAGGCCCTCGGCATTTCGAGGCCTCAAAAGGCTCTGCGCTTCACGTGGGAGCAGGACGAGACGTGGAAGCAGTTTCTCGACCGGTGCCAAACGTGGCAGCGCGACACGAAGAAGGTTCTCGAAAACGACCACCCGCAGACGCAGAAGGCCGAGAAGGGCTCGCTCGGTGACCACATGGATCGTTTTCTCAAGATGGAAGCGGCCGACGTTCCAACGACGACAACGACCGACACACCGACCACGAAGACCGCTGGCCGGTCACGGCAGGCAAAGCGGGACGACTACAAAAGCAAACTCGATGCTTTCCGCAACATGCCGGTTGACCCGAAGCGGCCCGAGCTCGGCACGTACGGTGACAAGCCGATGAAGCATTTCGACGTTGAACTACTGGCGCAGATTGCGCGGCGGATGGAAGTCGAGCCCTGCGCCACTGGCCAACCTGCGTCAGCGGCAACCATCCGGGCTCGGTTCTCGGCCCTCTCGATGATGTGCAAGCGCCTCGACATTCCGAATCCGGTCTCGATTGAGAGACTGCAACTTGCACGGCCCGCGAAGCCGACGCCCAAGCACTTCCTCGACATTGACATCGAACGGATCGTCCCCGAGATTCGCGACACGGTTCCGATGCTGAAAAGGGCTCACAAACTGGCGAAGGGCACGCCGCTCCGAATCGCGGCCAACGGAGAACGAGTGAACCTCGGGAAGATCATCATTCGAATCCTGTTGTATGCCGGGCTCCCGCAGATCGGCATCAAGCGACTACTTCCCGACTCGATGGATCTCGACGGCCGACAGGCGGCGCTGCGCGGCGCGGAACACGTCGGCCCGTATGTGCTCTATCCGAAACGGCTCAAAGGAAAGACGGCCCCGGCGCAGTGGCAATGGCAGTTGCCGGGCGGTGTCGCGGCATTCACTGACTTTGCGGCCCTCGATCTCTTTGGTTGGGACTTCAACAATTCGGCGATCAATTCGATGTTGAAGTCGGCCATCAAACGAGCCGCGAAGAAGATCGACGATCCGGTGAAGCAGGCCGAATTCCTGAAACGAACCAAAGAGGCGCACGCCTACCTACTCCGGCACACATTCATCACGAGGGTTGCAAGGCAACGCGGATTCGAAGCGGCAGCGGCTGCCGCCCAACACACGAATTCACGGATGGCCCGAGAGGTATACGCAGTCGGAGCCACCGAGCAGATCCGCACCGAGTCTCTAATGGGCATCAACGACGGCTCGGCCCCGAGCGGCCTGCGACTCGTGAAGAGCGAGAACCGGGAGGTTGCGTAATGGGCCACGAGCTCGGCGTCGGCCTCGTGTTCCTCTCGGCCTTCCTCTCGTTGTCGGTGCCCGTTGCACTGGCCACGAGCGGGAAGGCTTACCGGGGCGTGTATTTCGCCCTGACGTTGCTCGTGCCTCTCGTGGGCCTCTCAGTGTCGGCCGTGGTTGCCGCAGGCGGATGGCCGTTGCTCAGTGGGGCCATCACGCTGAACGCCGGGCTCGTGGCCGTCTCGTGCCTCTTCGGCGGCATCCTGTATCGGAAGCCGGAAGGCTCCCGGTAGCACTCGCCTGTCAGTGGTTGGGGAACCTCGTTCCTCAACCACTCCCCGTCAAATCAGCCCGTTAGCCCACCGCATAGCCCCGAGGCCAACCGTTGCGGATATTCCCAAGCATTTCGCAAACGGTTGCCGACGGTTGCCGATTGCGCGACGCCGGGCCATCGCGGCATAATCTGCGAGTTTGCTCAGGAAATCGCCGAGAATCGAGCGGTGGCCCTACTCCACCATTCCTTCTTGGGGAGTAGGAGTTGCCCATCGTTTCGGCCCGTCTTCATTGGTGTTTTTCATCAAACTAGCCCCGCGCACTAGCCCACGAGCCGGGAGCCCTTCCCGACCCGCCCCCGACGCTTCTTAACAATCGGCAATCGGTGTCTAATCGGCCGGGCGGCTCCGCAAGTCGAGCTTAGTCTTACACGGCTTGACAGGAGATCCGCAACGCTTAAGATGCGGCCGTGCTCCCGATGTAAACCCTATTAAGGAGATCGTTCAATGAACTTGTCGCGCCGCGTCCTCGGAGCCTACGTGGTCGAGGCCATCGCCGGGAAGGCAAAGGCCCCGTTGCTACAGGTCGGTTCCGATGTGTTTTACCGACACGACTTCTCGCAGATCGACTGCTTCAACTTCACGGCCGCAGCCAACCTGAATCGAATCCTTAAAAACCTCCGCGTTAAAAATCTTCTCGACCTGTTCGAGCGACTGCCACCGACCGAGCTTCTATTGCCGAAGCTCGGGGCGGTATCGCTGGCCGTGCTCGGCGCGGCCTTTGAGATCAAGGGCATCGGCGGTGAGGCCCCCCTCGAAGCGTGGATGAAATTCCACCTTGCCGACGAGCAGGGCGATCACGTGGCCACGTTCGGATCGCTGAAGTCAAAACAACGACGCGATGAAGAGAAGGACGAACGGCCACGGTCTCGGCCCACGATTCGACGACGTTACCGCAGACGGCCATCGTCGGCCCTCCCGGCTGCGGCGCACGCGCACTGAGAGCCGACAACCACCTGAGAGGTTAAATGGCGAGTCACCCACACGGCGGCATGGCCGAAAAACTCCGGAGGCTCGAACGGGAATACCGAGCCAACGCGGATGCGATTAAGCGAACACTCGACCTCGTGAACGGGCACGACACGGAGCGCAAACGCGATCAGCACGATCAGTTGTTCGAGGCCGTGCAACTTGACGCGGCTCGACGGAAGGGCCGACCACCGGGGAGGCCGAGACTCAAGCCGGGGCCGAAGCCGAAAACAAAGGGCCACGCGAAGAAGGTTGCCGCCTCTTCGCGTGGGTCTAAATCACAGCGTCAGCAGAGAGAGGAACAGGGCGTGAAATTCCTTGCCCTGTTCGACGCCGACGAGCCGCGAGCTTCGAAAGGACCGAGAACAACGCCGTTCATCAATCACGGTTACCTACGGAAGCAGGGCGAGGGGTACGTTCGAACGGCAAAACCATACCCGGCTCCAAAGGAGTAACGCAAGTCGGAAGCCCGCTGACAACGGGCTTCCTTTTTTCTCCGATGAAAGTCTTTCGCGCGGCCTGCGTGATCGCGATGGTCCTGTCGTTGCTGGCGGGCCTGTATCTCGTGGCCGTTGGGTTCGTCGTCCTGCTCGTGCTGACGAAGAAGGGATACCCGCCATGAACGACTCCGAGACCGACGCCAGAGCCTTCATGCAGGTTCTCGACCGGCTCGAATCCGTGCGCCGCCTGATCGATCTCGAATTTCAAGAGCGGTTCCCGGCCGAGCACGAGGCCTGCCACTGCCCACCGATGCATCTCACGCAGGAAAACTTCGACGAGCTTCACATTCAGTGTTCGACGCTGGCGGCGAAGGTTGCGGAGCTTGGGCAGGAGAACGCGCGGCTTGCCGCGCTGCATCAGGCCGCAATAGACGTGATGTGCAACGCCTGCGACGAGGCGTATCGGAAGTTAATCGTCACTCGGCCAGTGGGCGATCACGTGCAGCAACGCGATCACGACGAGCACGACAGCCAACAGGACGATCCAGAACATAAGGAATCACACCGCCGCGCCAGCGAAACAACTGACGACGTGCAGTAAACGACGCCGCGCGGGCAGCGGCCAACCCTCACGGAAGCCCTGCCCGCGCCTTGCCGTCCCCAGCCGGGGCACCACGCCACCGAGCCCCGGCTCGAAGCTCTAGCCCTCGCCATCGAGGAACGGGCCGAGGCCGATCAGGTCGGTGCCCATCACGCTGACGCCTGCGTCGTCGAGCTCGGTCAACGTCAGCGGCTGCCACGCAATCGTGGCCGAGGCCGAGCGGAGCTCTCGAAACTGCTGCAGGTAGGCCGTGAGGTTGTCCGCGCCAACCTCGAAGACTTCATCAGCGGCCCCGCGTGCACGTTCGGCCTCGGTCGGTGGCCGGGCCGCGCCGAACTTTTGCACGAGCACGGATCGTTGTTCCTCGAAGGCGGCAACCTCGACCCGCACGAGTCGCGTCAGCTTTGCGAGATGGTAGGCCGTCTTCACCGGCCATGCCTGCGCGGCCAACCGTGACAAGCACGGCTCCGCGTCGATGCAGGCCCCGAGCGTGGTCTCGATCATCGAGCCTCCAACGATCTAATTCGCGCGTCGAGTGACTGCAGGGCCGAGATGATCGGGGCCGTGAGATGGCCGTATGCGACTTCATCCGGTAGGCCCTCGGCGTTCAACACGACGAACATTGGAGCCGCTGCGGCCACGTGCTCGGCCGCGAGCCCGGCATGTGGACGGCCCTGCGGGTCTTTCTTCTCGTTGAACTTGATCGGCCGGGCCGAGAAGAGCCACCGCCAGTCGTCCGCGTCGAGCGGGGCCACGTTCGTTTTATAGCGCAGTGACGATGTGGACCGCTGCAGCCGTCCGTCGCTCTGCACAAAGACGTTTGCCGCCGATGTTGTCGTGTCGGCATAGAGTGCCGTGCTTTTGATCACGCCATCGCCACCGAGTGTGAGCATGACGGTTGAGCCGTCGTTTTTTACGAAGTCGATCCGCGAGGCCGACACGGCCCCGGCGAAGACCTGCAGCACGCCCGGCAACGAGCTCTCGTTACCCCACATCGTGAACCCGGCCCCGCGTGATGGGCCGAACCCGCCGCCCCCTGTGATGTGAACGAACCCGTTATCGGCCCCGTCTGCCGTGCTTCGTTGAATGACGGCGTTCGCGTTGAAGAAGATGTTCGCAGCCGAGCCCCCGAGGTACAGGTCGCCCTGAATCGCGGCGTTGGCCGTCAACGTGTCGGACCACACGCCGTCGCCGCGCAGGAACATCCGGCTCAGACCATTGAAGCCACCGAGTAACAACACGCTCACCACATCGGAGCCGCCGACCTGATGCGTCGTCGCATGTGCGGCCGGAGCTCCGCCGCCGCCACCGGCAGGCACCGCGAACGTGCCATCGGCCCGCAGGAAGGCCGTCGTACCTCCGGGATATCCGCCCGTCACTTTCAGCACGTTGGCGGAGAGCCGTGCATCGGGCATCGAGCCCGATGTGAGTTGAGAGGCGTTCAGCGGCGTGCCGCCGAGACCGGCCGCGACGAGGATGCCCGCGTCGTCGATAGTCACGTTCGAGGATTGGATCAACGTGCCCGAGGCCCCGTCGAATCGCGTCACGGCGTTGTCAACGGCCGAACCGGGGCCGGTGACATTTCCACCGCCACCGCCGCCACCGGGCGGGACGGCAAACGAACCATCGGAGCGCAGGAACGTGGCCGTGCCTCCGGGGAACCCGGCCAACAACTTCACATCGAGCGGGTCAACGCCTGCGCTGTAGTGTCTCGATGCGTGCGGGGCGACGGCCGTGGCCGACAGGTAGGCCCATTGGCCATCGGCACGGAGAAATGCATTCAGGTCGCCCGAGCCCTGCGGTGCAAGACCGTTCGTCGTGGACGACACATTCGAGATCGGATCGGAGCCGCCCTGCAGATGCGTGGCGTGATGGACCGGCACCGGCCGCGTCGGTGATTCGAGCGGGGCAAGGGCCGCATCGATCACGTCCTCGAACTGGTTGATCTGCGACTTGTTCCAGATCGTGCCGAGGGTGCCGCTGCCGTCGTCGTCAACGAGGCCGTTCGACCATGTGCGATTTAGTGGCATCGCAGAAGCTCCTTACCCGACGTAGTTCAGGCGCGAGATCCCGAGGCGCATCACGTTGAGCCGCGCCTTCAACAGATTTTGCCCGGCCGAGGCCGGGGCCAAACTGAACGTGCCCGACACGATGTGCCCGCCCTGATACGTGAGGGACTTCTCGTGAATGATGAAGCCGTCGAGCGTGGTCACGCCGGTCATCGTCTCGGCAACGGTAATCTTGTCGCCCGGCTGCAGCTTCAACACCTGCGTCAGCATCGTGGCGTTGCGGTTGCCGTGCACGGTCATCGACGTTGGCCTCGGAGCCTCGCGACCGTACAGGGCCGCATAGTCGTCCGCGATCTGGGCAACACGGCTCGGCCTCGATTCGTACGGCAACGTGATCGAGAGGGTGCGCGGCCCGCGCTCGCGCACACTCTGCGAGTTGCGCCGCTCTTCGAGGGCCTGCGAGTAGAACAGGATCGGCGTGCCTCGAATCTGCAGGCCCACTGTGGACGTGAGATGAAGAAACCCATCAACCGAGCTCGGATTTGTCAACGTCAGTCGAAACGAGTTGCCCCCGAGATCGGCCTGAACATCAAGGTTCAACGTGAGATCCGATCCGCTTCCGTCACTGTTCTGCGTGAACTTGTAATCGGTGTTCGGTGTGAACGGGGCAATGTTGGCCCCGCCGACGCGCTCGGCCTTGTTGTTCGGGTCCACGTACCCGCCCTCGATAATGCGCGTCTCTCCCGCAAGTATCTGTTGCGGCTGCTGCGAAATGTCGAGCGTGTAGAGGATGCCCGAGACACCGAGGGCACGCGGCGTGTAGAACACACGAACGACGTTGTAAAACTGCTGCAGGCTAAACGTGATTTCGAGGCCCGACATATTCTCGTTGAACGAGGCCGAGATCGCGCGGGTCGGTCGTTCACCGTGCGACTCGAACACGAGCGTGCCGTCACTGCGGATGTACGTGAAGCCGTCTTCACTCGTCGTCACCCGGCCGATCTCGGTGAGGATCGTGTCGCCCTCGCCATCGGCCACATCAGCCGCGAACGAGAACACGCCCTGCCCTTCATGAATCGAGAGGGCATCGATGGGCGTGCGACCCTGCGACATCGCAATCGCCGCAAGGAGAACCTTGTCGCTCCGTTGGTTGACCTGCGGCGGCATGGCCGAGAGTGGGGAGCCCGCCGCCACATCGAGCCAATCGGTTGCTTGGCAGTCGACGTACTTGCCCGCTCGAATGCCGGGCAACGGCGTCACCGTTGCGAGCCGTCCTCGGAATTGGTGGTAGCTCGTGCCCGCAAACGTCGTCGTCCACCGGATCGGAACGCCGAGCTCCCACCCAGTCCGCACGCCTGCGTGACCGGGCGTGTAAAACCCGTTCACGTGCTTCCGCGCCGAGTTGTCGAGTGTGAAATTGAACGTCCCGCTCGTGGCCACGTGATCGTTTGGCCCGGTGCCGGAGATCCCGATCCGCGATTGCATCGGGTTCGGCCCGATGCGTACGTCGTCGGTCAGGTCCGACCACACGAGCGTGGCCATGAGTCGCGCATTGAGTGTGATGTCGCCTTCGCGACCAATCGACACATACCCGAGCGTGCCCTTAAATCCCGAGTTGTCGCCCACGGCATCGGCAGAGAAGAGGCCGACGCGCAGCGGGCCGGTTGTGAGCCCGAGCTCTAAGCCGGTGTGCGCCTGCGAGGCGACCTGCACGCCGTCGATGAAGATGTAGGCGATCTTCGGGCCGATCAGGTAGTGGCACGTGATGATGTGCTGATGGCCGTCGGCAATCGAGCCGGGCGACTCGAAGTTGACCTGCTGAATGTTCGCGACGGAGACGAAAAATTTCACGTGCCCGTTTTGGACCGCCACGTGATAGCCGGTACTCACCGAGTTGCCTTGCTGCTTGGCCACGATGCACATCTCGGTCGGCGTGCTCTGCACGTCTTTCACAATGCAGGCGATGTCCACGTCGCCACCGGCCAACGACAAATTGAAATGCGGATCGGGTGACGCCTCGGTCGGCACTTGCCCATACCCGAAGCCGGTGAAGTTGCCGCCGAGCAGGCCCTCGGGCACATCGAACGGCACGCCGGGTGTCACGCCGGAGCCGTTCCACGTGCCGTGGAACCCGTTCCCGCTGATGTCCCGCATGGGCACGCCGCCAAAGGCCGTGAAGTCAGCCGATGGCCACGTCGCCACGTTGTACGACTCGTTGATGAGGTTGTTGCGGAAGCTGCCACCGAGGCCCGCCTCAAGTTTGAAGCTCGGCCGCACGATGGCGACTTCGAGTGCAGCCGCCGTACTGAGCGGATTGCCGGTCATGGCTTGTCAGGATGGCCGCAGTGACGTTTTCTCGGTCGTCCGGGCAGTGCAGGCCCTGCCGAACCCCGCCACGTTCCACGAGGAACAGGCGGCTCTGCGGTCATTCACCCGCACGCGGTTACCTGCCCCACAAGAAAAGCAGGTTGGCCACGACGACGACGAAGACGGCGGACCACAGTGGAACCCGTCCGTAGATCGAGCCCACGACGAGCCCGAGCGCAATCAGCATCAGCAGTGTAAGGACCGTGATCATGTGGCCTCCTGTCACGCGCGGGCAAGTTGGATCTGGTCGCGGGTCATGATGGCGTTGTCGCGCATCGACCGCAAGACCGAGAAGTGCAGGGCCTGCACGGCATCGACGATGGCCTGAACGCCTGCGGCCTGTGCCGAGAGCTCGCCCTCGGGAACAACACGCTCCTTGCCGTGCAGCATCGCGGGCGTGCCGCTGCCGAAGTCGAGATACCGCCCGCGCGTCCCACGTGCAAACGATCTCGTGATGATCGGCGGGTCGATGCCTGTCGATGGGTTCGGCCCGGCCGGAATTCCTCCGGTGCCCGGTGACGGGCTCCCACCGGGCGGGGCAATACTGAATCGCGGCTCGGTGGTCTGATCGTCCGACACGTACGTGAACGTGATCGTCTTCTCGTCAGGGATCGCATCGATGGCCTTCGGCACGAGGCCGAGGCGGTCGAGCAGGGCATCGAGCTTTTTCAAGATCTTGTCGAATCCCTGAATCATCGCATCGGTGAAGTTGAGGCCCACGTGTTCGAGATCGGGGAATTTGTTTCCGGCCTCGTCGGTCAGTCGGCCCTGATCGATCATCGACTGAATCATCGGGCGCATCGCGGCAGGCACCTCGGCTCCGGTGCGCCGCGCCTGCTTCACGAAGTCCTCGATTGAGTCGGTCATCTTCTCGTTGACCTTGTTCACGTCGATGCCCGCGTCGAGTAGCACGCGCCAGTCCTCGATCAGTTCCTTCGCTTGCTCCTGCGATTTCTTGTTCTGCAGCGTCCGCCCGAGCTCGTCGAACGAGAAGCCGTATTTTTGAATCGCTTCATCGAGCCGCTTCGCGTCGGCTTCCTGCTCGGCCTGTAGTTCCTCGATGGCGTCCTGCGCCTCGCCGACTGCATCGGTGAAGTGATCGACATTCTTCGGATCGAAGATGCCCGCAACGGCTTCCTCGGTCAGTCCGGCCTGCAGCGCCAGTTCCTTGAACTTGTCGACGCCGCCGTACGACTTCGTGATCGAATCGAGTTGCTTCTGTCGGTCGATCAGCTTCTCAACGGCCGCGAGGGATTTTTGAAAGGCCTCCTGCGTGTGTGCCCCGAACACGCGGCGCACTTCAAGGTCGGTGGCCCCGGCCTGAAATGCCAACTTGCGAAGCGCGTCCTCGGTGCCGTACGTGGCCTTGATCAGTTTGTCGCGGGCATCGTTCGTGGCCCGAGACTCGGCATTCGTGAGCGAGCCCCAGATTTTTTTCACACCCTGCGTGGCAAGGCTCACGCCCACCGAGATCGCGGAGTTGAGACCGCCGCTCAGCGCATCGCCAAAGCCCTTCGTGATCTGCCCGCCCATCTTCGACATGAAGCCGCCGAGGCCCTTGCCGCCGGTCATGCCGCCCATGAAATCGTCGAATGCGCCGGTGACGCCACTGAGAAATCCGGTCTTTGGTGGGTTCAAACCCTCCTGCGCCTTCTTCACCGTGTCGGCCACGCCGCCCGGTTGCCCGAGCCCGGCAATGATCGACTTGTATCGGTCACTCTGTTGTGACAGGCCCTCGATCAGCGGGTGGAGCTCCTTGTTCTGATTCGCAAGGGCGTGGTTCGTCACTTCGAGGCCCTGCAGAAATGATCGATTGCTCGTATCGGCCAACCGCAGCGACTTCACGTACGCATCGATCTCGGCTGCGGCCTTGTCGTACCCGGCATTCTTCAACGTGGCCGAGGCCTCGACGGCATCATCGAGAAATTTGTTCAGCGCGTCACCGACCGGTTTCGATCCGGCCTTTTGTAGCAGGGCCATCGTGTGTTGCACGTCCTTCACTTGGCCCATACCGGTGTACTGATCGACGAGCTTCTGATCTTCCTCGGCCTGTTGCTTTCGTTGCTCGGCGGCGCGTTTCGCGGCGATGGCGTTCTCCTTCTCGATGCGTTCCCGTTCCTGCTTTTGCCGTTCCTGCTCTTCGATCTGCCGGGCCTGTTGACGTGCCGCTTCGGCCCGCTTGGCATTCGCGGCCTCGTCCTCGGCGGCAGTCGTCTCCTTCGGCAACGGAGCGAGACCCAACGTCGGCCCGATGAATTCATGCAGCGCCCGAGCCCCGCTCACGTACGGGCTCGCGCGGAATTTGCTGATGGCCTCGCCCATCAATGAGGTAAAGCCGGTCGCCATCCGGGCCTTCTCGCGGTCCCACTCGTCGGCTAGTCGTTTGATCTGCCGGATCTGTTCGTCGGTCGAGACCGTGGCATCCTTCGCGGCATCGCTGTAGCCGTCACTGATGCCCGTCGCCATCTCGCCCATGCTTTTTCCGAGCAGTTCGGTACCGAGTCGCAGGCGCGTGCTCGCATCCTGCACGTTGCCGAGGGCATCGAGCACGGTTGTAAGCCGCATGTCGTCCGACATGTTGCGAACCTTCGTCAACGAGAGGCCCAACAGGTCGAGCGCGTCGGCGGTGTCCTTCGTGCCCTTCGAGATGTTGATCCCGAATTTCTGAGCGCCTTCGACCCATGCGTCGAGCGTGCTGCCGCTCGTCTTCGCGACGTACTCCATGCGCTGCAGTTGCTCGACGCTAAGGCCGGTCTTTGCGGATAGGTCCGACAACTTCGAGGCCGTCTCGACGGCGGCGCGTCCGAAGTCGACGACGGACCCCACGGCCCGATCAATGAGGCTCGACGCGGAGAAGGCCGAGACCAACTTGCCCCACTGACTGCCGAGGGCTTCGGTGACGCTGTGCACGCCGCTGAAGCCCTTCGACATTTTCTCGGCGTCGGTCGTTGCCGCCGAGGCCGCTTTGTCACTCTGCGTGGCGACGTTTTTCAGATCGTCTTCGATGGGCTTGATCGAGTCGGCCAACTTCTGCAGTTGCGGCGGAACCTCGATGCCCATCTTGCCCATCTTTTCGATGGCTCGTTCGATCTCGACGCCGACGCGCTTCAGTTCGTCCTCGGTGAGCTTCGACACGCCGCCGATCTCTTCGATGGCCTTCGCCATCAACACGGCGTCCTGTATGACCTTCTGGCCGCTGAACTGATTGCCGAATCGAGACAGAGTGCTATTGACCTTCGAGGCATCCTGCTCGAAGGTTTTCAGCTTCGCGTCGGCCTTGTCGACGGCAGCAAGGAACGACGAGAAGTCGGCAACGAATGTAGCGGAGAGGGCCATCGGTTATTTCCCGCTGCGAACCTTCCACTGCTCGGTGAGCCAGTCGATCAACACGTCGTACTGATCGACGGTCAACGCCTCAATGTCGGCAACCGTCCAATGCATTTCGCGGCAGATCACGAAGTCGGAGATGCATCGGGCGCGGAAGTCTCCGGGACTTTTTTTTCCTGCTCGGATGCGGCCATCGCCACACGTTGCTCGTGGGCCTCGATGGCATCTTCGATCTCTCGATACGTGTCGAGATCGAGCGCCTTCAACGAATCGAGCGACACCGAGACCGGCAGATCGTTCGCGTCCCGGAACGACCACCGCACGAGATACGCGAGCACGTTGCCCATACCGAGGGTTTCAAGGTTCGGCAATCGAGAGCCATCGGTCTTGTACGCGCCGATGAAACTCGACGAGGCATACCGCGCCTCACCGACGCTGAGCCGTTCCTTCACGTCGATCCAGTCGCCGTCGCTGAGAGTGAGTCGCACCGTTCTCGGTGTGACGAATCGATTGCGTCCCATGTCAGTACTCCGGTGGCCCGAGCGTGGCGATGATCTGGTTGTCACCGGTCACGTGCAGGGCCTGAACGGGGAAGCAGAAAAACCCGGCAAGCCGCCCGCCTCGTCTCGGTGCCGTGAACAGAAGCGGGCGCTGCGTGATCGAGAACGAATCGACGTGCCCGGCAATCGAGGCCCGGAGCTCGAACGGCTGCGGGCCTTCTCCTTCGATGCGCTCGGGCTTTTTCAAGCTCCACGCCCCGAGCTTCACGGCCTCGCGACCATTCCACGAGATCGAGGCCTGCGGCCCTCGGAGCGTGATGCGTTGAAACATCCGACTACGGCGTGACCGGCTCACGTGTCCACGGCCCGGCCGCGCTCCACGTGCCCGAGACCGCAGGCGCGTCATTCACGCCGCAATCGATATCCGCGTCCATGTAGGCGAGGCCCGACCAAAAGAACGTCGCCTCGTTTTTGTTCGGCACGAGCTTAAGCAGGCCCGGCGTGTCCTGATCGGCGGCGTCGAACAATGTGGTCTCGCTCGAATTCCAGAACCCGCCGAGGGTGCCAGACACGTCTTTCATGCCGGGTATATAGACCTTGTTCACGTCACCGAAGCACGTGACCTCGATCCGATCTGTTTTGAAGCTCGCCGCCCATGCGTTGAGCGAGATGATCTCGACAGGCGTGCCCGGAGCCACACCGGCCGGATCGTAGAGAACCTGTCCGTAACGTCCTGTCAGAATCGCCATCGCTTGTTCTCCTTACGCAACTGCGTACTGCACCCGGTAGTACCCGCCCCGGTGTTGCCACGCGAGTTTCGGATCAACTTCATCGGCTTCCACGGCTTCAATCGGCCACATGCGATACGAGCTCGCCCACCGGTAGCCGGTGGCCGGTATCGGCACGTCTTCGAGAATGTCGTTCATGCGCTGCGCGGCGTTGTTCGCATTGACCGGTGACAGGTCACGAGTCACGGCCTTCACGATGTACTGGCGCGTCTCGTACGCACGGTGGCCAAACTCCGCAATGTCCTGCCCGACGAGCGGCACGAGATCGAGAATGCCGAACTTCGTGCGCGGCGTCGTGGCCGAGATCGGCAGGGCGTATCCGATCCAGATGCCATCGGGCAACAACGCTTTCAGGTTGGCGTCGTTCGCCAGTGCGTTGTAAATCGCAATCGTGATCTGATGGCTAGGCGGTGTCATCGAGTACGCCCTTCACGACGAAACCGTGTGACTCCAAGAGGCCAACGAGCGAGCCCCACATGCGACGACGCGCAAGGACGGCCCGAGGCACGAACACGTGACCCGGCGTGATGCTGCCGCGTGCGGCTCCCGCAGCCGTGCGTCGAGAGGCCGCGCCGATCTCGAAGATGTCCGCGAGCTTCGACTTGTTCCGCACGCGCACTCCGGCCGCAAGCACGTTGCCGGTGTCCATCGGTTCAACGACGGTGGCCTTCGCAAAGGCCTCACCGGCTGCGGCGTAGGGGAGTTGCAGATACGCCGACCGGATTGAATTCGCGGCGATGTCCCCGGTCTGATGCACGATCACTCCGGCCCCGAGCGCCAGATCGCGCGGCAGTTTTCGGAGCTCGGCTCGAAATTCCTCGAAGCCGTGAAGCTCGATGGCAAGGCCCTGTTGTGCGCTCATCCTGCCTGTTCCGAACAAAAGGCAATCGTTTCGATCCGTCGTTCGTCGGGCGTCTGCACGCCGTTCACGTAAAGGGTGCGGCCCTGAAATCGAATCGTGGTTTGCGTGTCGATCTGCGGGTGATATCTCCCGGTCAACACGAACGTCGCCGTTGTCACGACGGCCCCGGCCGTCTTCCGTTCGAGATCGCGCACCGAGGCCGGGTGCATTTCACAGCGCCACGTCGGCGGCGTCAGTGGCGTTGGAGCCTCGATCCATCCGCCTGCGCCGTCCGGCTGCAGCGAGCCGGGGCCGAAGACCTCGACGAGCATCCGCATGGATGCGGTCGGCACGGTGTTCGGCGGGTTCGCAACGGACATCAGGCAAACGCCGGATCACGAAACCGGATCACAAGCCGGTTGATCGCGTTCCACACGTCCTCGTCTCTCGATGAATCGCCGCCTCGGTCCTCCCACAAGTGATCGAGCATTACGAGGGTTGCCGACTTCAGCGGTAGCGGCACCGTCTCGGCGGTCCACGTTTCGTCGTTCCGCTTTTTCAGGTAGTCGCGGATGATGGCCGAGGCCTCTTCGAGCTTGCGCTGTATGTCGGCGTCGTTGTCCGTCGTCCACTCCTGATACAAGTGGGCCTTTGCCTCGTCGAGCGTCACGAGCGGCGGGCCTTTCGGATCGGCCATTACTGCTTGCCATCCCTTCCGCGCTTGACCTTCAACGTCCACGCCTTGCCACCGTTCGGCCGTTCGCGTGTCTCTTCGTTGCAGTGCCACACCGAGCCCTGATACGTCACGTTGTCGCCTCGGGCGTACTGCTTGCCATCGACGTAAACCCCGCAATAGAGATCGACGGGCACGTGAACGACGCCGATGCTTTTCGTGATGTCACCTCGGCGGGCAATCACTTCGAATGTGCGCTCGTCGGTCTGCACGACTTGCAATTCATCGAATCCGAGGCCGTCGCTGCCGTCCTTGCCGTTGGCCCCGGCTGCGCCCGGTGGCCCCGGTATCGGCGCTCGGGCTTCGAGGGCTGCGAGCCGCGTCGTGATCGTGTCGTCGACGGCCTTCCGTTCGAGCGTGATCAATCGGTCGTGCAGGGCCGTGGCGTGTGACTCGGTGGCTTTCGTGACCATCTCGCGCACGACGGGCGCGAGCCCTCGAACCACGGCCGCGACTTCGGTTTCTGTCATGGCGTTGCACTCCGCATGAGTGCACCGACCCACGCCTCGATCTGTGCGTCGTCGAGCTCAGGATCGGTGTCGTCCGGTGGCGGCGTGTTCTGCTGCGGTGGCGTGGATGAGGGCGCGTCTCGTTCGGCCAGCGCCCGGAGCGAATAGTTCTGCTGTTGCATGTACGGCGTGTTGCCGCCTTCGACGGGGCCGAGCCCGAAATATTTCTTACGGGCCTCGTCGGGCGACATCCCGCCCGAGCCGATGGCATCACTGGCCGCTTTCGTGCGCGTCGGCGTGTCCATCCAAATCAGATCGTCGATGTCGAGCTCGGTGCCAAACGGCGTCGGTAGTTCGAGGCCTTCGTCGAGACACTTTTCGAGCGACACCACGAGCGATTGGAGACACTGCGCGTAGTACTGCTGAAGCAGTGGCTCCAACGAGCCCCACGGCGGATACGGGCCAACACCGATCAGGATCGGCGGCACGTGGAAGCACGAGCACACCGTCTCGGCGGTCCATCGCAACTGCTCGACGAGTTGGGAATCAACGGCGGTGATCGTGACCGGCTCGTACTTCATGCCGTCGCCGAGCACGCCGACCTTGCCGACGTTCTCGCCGGTATAGTTCGCGTTCCACTCGTCGTGGATGCGCTTCGCGGTGTCGTCGTCGATGGCTCCGGGCACGGAGATGATCCCGCCCGGTGCCGAGCCGTTGGCGAAGAAGGCCGTCGAGTTGTTCTGAATTTTCAGGCCCTGCAGGGCCGCGAGGCCGCAGGCGTAGATCGGTGACACGCCGCAGAGCGGGTGCCACGGCGCGATCATCAGGTCGTGGATGATCTCGGAAGCCGGGACGGCCACACGTTCGGCCGGTTCAACCTGCGCGAGATCCGACTGGTACAACTGGTAATAGACAGAGCCATCCGGCGCGACGAGCGGCCACACGCGCGTCGGGTCGAGCAGGTAGAGCGCCACGACGACGTTGCGGTCATCGCGTTGCTTTAGGGCGTACGCATTGCCGTGCAGGAGCTTCGAGAGAATCCACTGTTCAAGAAATTTGATGATGTTCTGATACCGGTTCGGCTTTCGCAGGACCGGTGAGAAGGCGGCGCTCGTGGTCTCAGTCCATATGCCGTCGTCGTCCTGCGCGACGAGCCGGAGCCGCATCTTCCCAATGTCCTGCGAGATGAGAGACGCGCAGGCCCACACCGGCCCGTACGACAGGACCGAGGCCGGGCGCACTTCCTCGTTGCGCTGCCATGCTCCGAGGTAGGGCTCTCGCACGACGGGATACCACCCGCCCGATCCACGACTGGCCGTAACAGGCGAGAGCCCCGCACGTGGCGAGGCTCCCGCTGCTTTCGTTCGTCGTGTGATGGTCAGGCCGAACAGGTCCATCGAGGAACCTATGCGGCAGGTTGTTCGGCCGGAGTGACGCCACTGACCGTGGGCACGTACGTCGCACCGCTGACGTACTTCACGGCTTCGAGCTTCACGCGCTTCCAGTTGATGTACCGCTCGGCTCGCAGGCCCACGAGATTGTCTTGCCAGAACGACCGATACACGGTGGTCGCGTCGGCCGGGTTCATCGGGGCACTGTCCATCTGCACCGAGGCCTCGGTCGACACGTCGATGGTCACGCCGCCGTCGTCCGCGTAAAGGATGAACGAGGGCACCATCGCGATCACGTTCGTGCCTGCCGTGTTGCTCGTGATGATCGTGATCCCGTCGACCGATCCACCGTTGACGCCCATGTTCGGGAATCGACGGTTGCCGAGTGGGTCACGCTGCATACCGAGCGTGAACGCATTCGTTTCCGACATGATCAACGTCACGCCGGTTAGCGGAATGTTCGCGGCTGCGAACCACGACATCAGGGCGTGAATGTCCTTCAATGGATCGTTGGTCGTGGGAATTGCCACGGTGCCGTTGGTCACGCTGGCCGGATTCACGGCCGTTGCCACGACAGCCGGGTCAATGAACTGCTGATCGAGGAACTGCGCGATTCCGGCAACCATGTCGGCCCGCACGATGGCCTCGGCGCTCGGATCGGACAAGCGCACGAGCTCCTGCGTGAGCACGATGATCCCGGCCGCTTTGGCGACGAGCAGTTGATCGGTGCCGAAGGTGAGTTTCGTCACCGGCTTCGGTGCGCCCTGCCCGACCCACCCGTACGTGCCGCCTGCCGTCTGGATCGGGACTTGGACGTTGAACGGGACGCGACGAAAGCCGGGAATCTTCCCGAGGATCGTGGCGGGTCGCAGCAGTTCGATGAATTCGTTCGTCAGGTTCTGGATCTGCACGAGCGCACCGGCCCACTGCGGGTCGGTGGTTGTGCCCGGCGCAACGGCCGCTTTCATCCACAGTTCGACCTCGGGCGTGTCCTTCCACTGCTTGGCGATCTCGACGGCCTGTAGCTTGTTGCCCTTCGAGGCCGCAATGGCCATCACGCCACGAATAAACGCGGTGCCCTTCGGGAGCTCCTTCTTCACGACTTGCACGAGCGGCACCGTTGCCGGTGCGCCACCGTGCAGGACGATGGGCGCAGCGGCAGCCGCCTGCGCGGCCTGCAACGTCCGCAGCCGCTCGATGTCAGATTCGAGGCTCTTCACATCGAGGGCGAGCCCGTCGTATTCCTTCGCGGCGACATCGTCGAGCGTGGTGCCATCTTCCGAGGCCTTGTCGAGTAGTTCGGCCATCCGGCCCGTTTTCGTGTGGTGCGTGGCCCGGAGGCTCGCAATGTGTTCTGCGGTGGTCTGCTTCATGACAGTTCTCGGAGCAGAGCCCGCAACGCAGGGCAAGTAAGGGCCGGACGCGGCCAATGACTTCACGGTGAGAATCGAGGCCGAGGCATTCGCCGGAATCGTCACGAGCGAAAGCTCCAAAATTTCGGTCTTCAGAAATTTGAGCCCGCCCTTCACGACTTCGACGGCATCGCCCACGGCTCGGAACCCAATCGACACGCCGGTAATGAGACCGGCCGTGATCGAATCCCACGCCTCGTCGATCCGGTCCTTCACGCGGCCCGGCGTGTCGATGTTCGGAAGCGTGGCCTCGAATTCGATGCCGTCCGGGCCGCGCTTCAATCGCACGGTCCCGATGGGCGAGGCCTGATCGTGAAAGAGCAGCAACGGCAACGGATTCGAGAACCGTGCCCCGGCCATGTCGATCACGTGGCCTTGCCGATCCAGTTCGGGCGTGGAGGCAATCCCGCTGAACTTCCGGCTCGGTGCATCGAGGGCCTTCACGTGGAGCAGTGTGTACGCCCGTTCGAGTTGCACGAGGCCGAGTGTGCGAGCTCAGCCCGTCGCGTGTCGATTTTTTAGATTTTTATTCGCAGCCAAACTGCGTCGGATGGCCTCGGGCACGCTCGTGCGTTCGTCGCGAGCTCGTTGGTAAAACTGGTCGTACTGCTTGGCCGTGACGGTCAGGCACACGCGAACCGAAGGCGTCGACGCATCGAGCGCCGGACGGCCACGCCGTCGCGGGTCACACATGCGTGCGGCCTCCGAACACGAATATCTGATACTTCGGCGGCGTCGTGCCCTGATTGCGCGTCATGCGATCTACGGCCATCACGAGCGCGGCCACTGGATCGATCCGCTCCGTCGAGACCTTCTTCGAAATCTTGATGTTGCCTGCCGGGTCATGTTCAACCGAGACGTTGCTCACGGCCCACCGCGCGACCGGATTGCCGTCGTGTTGCAGCGTCTTCGACAGGATCGCTTTTTCCAGCGCCTTCGTGGGAGCCGACAACGACGCGAACCCTTGCCGCACGGCCACGCACGTGAAGCCGTCCTGCTCCTGTAGGCGTGTCGTCAGGTCCACGGCGTTCCACGGATCGAAGGCAATCTCTTTCAGATCGAAGAGCTCCGACCACTCGTGCAACGTCTTGCGCACGGCCTCGTAATCGACGACGTTGCCCGGCGTGGCGATGATGTGGCCGTCTCGTTGCCACTGGTCGTATGGCACGTGATCGCGGTGCACGCGCTGTCGGATGTTCTCGGCCGGTATGAAATTCGCCCACAGCACATCGAAGTCCGGGCCGTTCGGAAACACGGCGCAGAGGCTCGTGAGATCGTGCGTCGAGCTCAGGTCCATACCGACGTAACACGGCCGACCCTTCAACGTCGACAACGAGATCGTTTCGTCGCGGCAGGCGTCCCACGCATCGAGCGCGATCCAGCGCGAGGCCTGCTCGGTCCACTGGTTCAGATACAACCGTCGAAACGTGTTCTCCTGCGCCGGGATTTCCTTCGCGCGTGCACAGGCGACCCGCATCTCTTCGAGTGAACGAAAATCTCCGAGGGCCGGGTTCGCCTTTTGCCACACGCGCTCGTCGGTCCAATCGGCATCGATGGGAGCCTCGAACAGAATCGGCAGGAACGACGGATCGAGCGACGGATTTTCTGCGACCTTCTTCGCGTGCTGATAGAGCTCCCACAAGATCGAATGCCGGTCGTATCCGGCCGTCGAGATGGCAATCAGCAACGGCTGATCGCGTGCGCCCTGCGACGACGAGAGCACGTCGAACAGTTCCCGCGAGGGTGCGGCGTGGAGCTCGTCGTAAATCACCCGCGAGGCGTTGAAGCCGTGCTTCGAGTAGGCCTCGGCCGAGATGGCCCGATAGAACGAGCCCGACTTGCGGTGCACGATCCGTTTTTGAGAATCGAGGATCTCGCATTGGGCGTAAAGCTCGGCGTCGTTGCGGATCATCTGCGCCGCAACGTTGAAGACGAGCGCCGCTTGGTCCTTGTCGGCGGCTGCGCTGTAGACTTCCGCGCCCTGCTCGGCATCGAAGAGCAGGCCATCGATGGCCAGTGCCGCCGCAAGCTCGGTCTTCCCATTCTTGCGCGGCATCATCAACAGGCACGTCCGGTACACGCGACGGCCGCGCCGGTCGGTCTTGAAGAGCGGGCGGATGATCTGCTTTTCCTGCCACGGTCGGAGCTCGAACGACTGCCCGGCGAAGACGCCCTTCGTGTGCGTCAGCCGATTGATGATCGAAACTTTTTGCGAGGCCTGCGAGACGGTACGTGGCAACGGCGTCTCCGTTGGTCACGCCCGCAACGCAGGGCAATCAGGTTTTCGGAAATGTCAACGGGGGTAATTGATCGGGAGCCGGATCAATTACCCGCTTGACAGGTGCGAGTGTAGCTCCGTTCAGGGCACCGAGCCGACCGACTGGCCTTCTTCGAGAAAACAGTTACGCGGCGTCACGAAGTCATCGGCTTCGAGCTCGGAGGGCGCGAACGGTCGATCCGTCCAACACCACATCCACGGTGGCGCGGCCCCGCGCAACGAGCTCGAACTTCCGGGTGTGTCGAGCTCGTAGTGCTCGGGCGGGTTCTCCATGCGCGAGAGCCGCCGCAACGTGGCCCGGTGCCGGTCGATGGCACGCACCGCTTTCCACCATCCACGCGCCAGTGCGTCCTTGCGCCGCTTTCGCGTCCACTTGTCGTACCCGAGCTCGGGCTTCACGGTTGCACCGCCACTGGCAACCACTGCTCGACGGCCTTCCGGGCATCCATAAGAGCCCTCTTCGCGTCACGACGATCCAGCGGCGTCCGCTCCTTCTCGCACGCATCGAACAGGAACGGCATCCCGGAGTTAATCGAGGCCTCGACCTCGGCACGTGTGGCCGGTCGACCTTCGGCATACCACTCGATGCGAAGCGGCGGACCCATGCGAAGCACATACCCGGTGGCCGACTGCCCCGGAGCCGTCACGAGCTCATATCCGCACTTGGTGACCCACACGCCCGCGCAGCCGGGATTCCGGAGCAGGGCTCCTTCACCGACTTCGATCTCGTCGGGCAAGTCGTTCTCCCGGCGCACCATCTTCGGCCGCGAGAGGAACGGACAATGGCGGGCCGACCATTCCGCGCATTCGTAGTGGCACGGTGGTTCAGCACTCGTGCCGTTCACGGCACACATCGGCCCGATCACGAAGGCGAGATACGCACCGAGGCCGTCACCGCACACCCAGCACTTTTTTTGCCGGTGGGCGATGGCGAATTTCTGCGGGTCCATCGCCCGGAATTCGGGCTCGCCATCGATCCACTGAACGAACCACGGCACAGGGAATCCACGACGATCAATCGGCAGGCCGCGCAGGCGCATCGGCAACGTGCCGAGCTCGGGACGCAACGGAAAGTCTCGCGGTGTCATGTGAGGGTTTCCTTTCTTGGGGCGGAGCGTAACACCATGCCGTACTCGTTCGGCTGCAGGTTGTTCCAATCGATATCGGCCCTCCGTTTCAGGGGCGTGTCGAACTTGCGCCAACTGTCGCGCACGACGTGTTGTGGCCGCTCGAATCGGCGCGACACCGAGACGACGCCGGGCCATCGACGTTCAAGGCTCCGCGCCATTTCGAGGCGTCCGTCTCGTTGATAGATCGGCGTGTTGCCGCCCTTCAACTTCATCGTCTGCAGCTTTTTTACGCAGAAGGCATTCAGGAGCACGGTGCACCATCCGGCCGCGAGGGCCTGCAGGCATAGGTCGGTGTCGTCGTTGTAGCGGTGCCGCCACGAGAACGGGGCCGCGTTCAGCACGAGCGTGCAACTGTAGACGTGCGCGTTGAGGAAGTACGGCGGCGGGCACTCGGTGGGAATCACGAACATTTCGTAATTGAGCCCCGAGATCGCAATGTTCTCGTATCGGTCGGTGAAGTCTTCGCAGACCGCGAGGGCAAGCCCCATGCGGCACGTGGTTCGACGGCCTCGATACACCCGCTGCGCTCGTTGGAGGTTGTCATCGAGTTGCCAGTGTCGCACGTGGCCCTCATCAATGCTGCGAGCCTTGATCCAGTTCCGCGTGACGTGCAGACCTTGATTCGAGAACGGGAGCACGAGCACGCGCTCGGCTCCGAACACGGCACGATAGGCCTCGGCCTCGCCGGGCTCCACTACGAGACGAAACGGCGTGCCCTCACGATCCAGATATCGCGCCGTTTGGCTTGTCGTCCGGCCCTTCGACGGAATGAAGATCGGATACTTCGGCAGAATCATCGGCTTCCTCTTCGAAGACTTCCGACGGCCGACGCACGCGCAGCGGCCACCACATCGAGCAGGTTGTGCGTACGCTCCCGGTGATATTTTTCGGCCCGGCTCCGACAAACGCGAGGAACGCATCACGGTCGTTCTCGTTCGCGCAGTGCACGACGACGGTGAGCGGCTTCTCGGCCTGCTCGTACTCCGGCATCCCGACCCACTCGGCCGCGGCGTTGTGATCGCGAATCTCCGAGGCCGGTCTCGTGACCATCACGAGGGCCGCGAGTTGTTCGGCATCGAAACCGGTGCCGACGAGCTCGGCAAACTCCGAATCGTGAATCGACTTCAACATCTCCGTGAGCTCTCGATCATCAATCGAGGCGAGATGCGCGATCTGGTTGTCACCGATCAGGAGCTTCAACGCCCGAGGGTCTTCGGCGTCGATGTCCATGCGGACCACCGGCACCGTCTCAAGATCGAGTCGTTGGCAGGCCAACACGACGCCGTGACCCGCGAGGATCGTCAGGTCACGTGCCGTGACGATGTTGCGATACAGGCCGTGCTCTCGAATGCTCGCGCACAAGTGCACGAGTTGATCGTCGGTGTGCGTGCGGTAGTTCCTCGGGTGCGGCTTCAATTCGACGAGCGGCACGAGCTCGGGTTCGCAGATCATGGCTTCACCATGCGAGGCCGTTCCCGAATGTCCACGACTTCGGGCACGCTGGCACCCTCCGAGATCACTTTCGGCACGTCGTGATGATCGAAGCCCACGGCGTCGAAGTCGGCCACGACGGCACGCCCGGCCGACTCGGCCCGGTCAGCATCGACGAGCACTTGATACTCACGAGTCGCGGTGGTCGTTTGCCGCACAGTGACGATGAACTTCTTCACAACAAGCCCTCCCACTTCGAGGCCTTCCTCGGCTCGGCCATCGGCAACGATGAAATTCTCGAACGGCCTCCCGGTGTGAGCCCGAGATCGGACCATAGCCGATGGCACGCTTTCAGGGCTCTATCGGCCACGTAAAGGTATGGGTTCGTCACCGGCACGCCGTCCGGTCGCTTCACGATCATGCCGAGCTTCCGTACTTGTCGTTGGGCATCGAGGTATTGCGACCACATCTGACAACACGCCACGAGGGCCGCTCGGTCGGCCTCAGAGACGAGACCGCAGAGGCGCAGCGTGGGTGCCACACGTCGCCACTCGGCCGCTGCCGTCGCATCGTCGACGAGCTCCGCAGGCGGTTCATCGAAGCTCGCATCTGCTGGCGAGGGCTGCGGCTCGTTAGGTCGAGCTCCGGGCTTCATCTTGCCGCGCAAAACCTTCATCGCCGTGGGTGCCGGTCGTCGTCCCGAATTCCAATTGCCCATTAGGTCCGCTATTCCGTTTTCATCGAAAACCCGCACGACTC